TCCAAGCTTTTACAAAGGCGAGCATCCAGATCAAGCGATCATGGATTTTGCAAAGATTGCACTGCCTATTGGACTTTCATTTATACCAGGCCTCGGTACTGCCATTGGCAGCGCATTAGGCGCAACGGGTGCCGCCGCTAGCGCTTTAGGATCAGGCGTATTAAGTTTTGGCACCCAACTAGCCATGGGGGCTGATCCTTTACAAGCATTAAAAGGTGCGGTATTAAGCTCGGCGGGTGGCTATCTCGGCAGCCAGGTTAGCTCAATGCTACCCACTGAAGTTGCAGGCATTGGCAAAAACGTCATTACGCAACTTGTAACAACGGGCAAACTTGATCCGGCTGCGTTAGCAACAAGTGTTGGCACAAGCTTCGCCACAGACGCTTTGGCAGCAGAAACCGGCATGGACAAAGCCACCGCTGGGAAGCTTGTTACAGCAGGCTTGCAGGCCTTCCAAGGCAACGAATTAGCCGCATTGACATCATTGGCTCAGGCCGGTATTCAATCGGGCCTAGCAGGCACTGGCGTAAGCGCACAGTCACCGCAAGATCGCGCCGCGTTTCTTGATGCTAACGCTTCCCTGCAAGGCGCTGGAGCACTATCCCCGATCACTGCTGAAGATGAGCAGATCGCTATACAGCAGCGCGTTACCAAAGCAAACCAGGCCATCGCTGATTATGCTGGGCCTGGCAATGATCTCAGCCGTGAAGGGCTTGTAAGCCAGCTACAAAGCTTTGGCTTTACGGCAGATCAAGCTGAAGGTTATGCAAAACAGGCAGATCAGCGCATCAATATGAGCCGCGTCGGCGCTGATGTGATGAATCGCTACTCAAAGATTGATCCAGAATTTGGAATGCCTCAGCTTGATCGAGATACGGCCATACAAGAACTTGTGGCGGCTGGCTTCACATCAGATCGAGCCAATGAAATATTGAACGGTATTGATGCGCAAAATGCGATCAAGCTTGAAAACCGGCTAAGCGTTCAATCTGCATATCAAAACTTCACGCAAGGCAAAGGCTCTGAAGACCAGCTACGCAGTGCTTTAACCTCTGCTGGCTATAACGACGCGCAGATCAACGAACTTGTCACGCGTGGTCGCGGTGTTATTGCAGGCAGCCAGCTTACAGGCGGCGAGCAAGCACAAGAGCGCGCATCACAATTACCCGACATCAGGGGCGAGATTGCAGGCAAGAGCAATTTCAATGAAGCCTACGCTTTAGCGCGTGAAAAGCTTGGCGCTGATGCCACGTTTACCTGGCAAGGCAAAACTTATAGCACTGCCACGGCAGCAGAAAGGCCTGACCCATCAGGTGCAACAAGCAAGCCATCCACTGAAGTCCCGTATGTCGCACCCAACGGTATGCATAACCGCGCAGCCTTTATCCAGGCCGGTGGCGGTACAAGTGATGCGGACTATGCCAAGTACGTCAATGCCGTTAACGCGCTAATCAGCGAAGGCAAGTCAGGAACCCTCATTACGCCAGCATCAGTCAATAGTGCTGGCAAGGACCTTCCTCCGACCACAGGCCCGGTCACGATGGAAAAGCCCAGGGTTGACTCAGTGCTTGGCAGTGTTGCTGCGCAAGGCGTAGCAAGTTTCGGAGCCAACTCCATCGCTGGCGCATTAAGCGCACTAGGCTTTACAGATGCGGGTAGAACCGTGCTTGATAAGGCCAATCAAATTGCTGTTGCTGCCACTGCAGCAGAAGGCGCTGACATCACGCAAGGCAAGAGGGACATCGATGCTGCCATCCAAAAAGTTGGTAGCTCCTCTGGGATTAAAGAGTTTGCCACTAATGTTGGCGATCTGGTATCAACAGCTTTTAAGAATCCAAAAGCATTTGGCGCTACTGTTGGCAGTGAGGTTGTTGAAGAAGTATTGCAACTTGCCACACTTAAGTTCCCTGGCAGCTTCCTTGTCAAAGAGACCGTTGCCTCGGCCCTAGAAAATGGCGGTGCTGCTTACAACACGGAATATGAGTCACAGATTGCCAAAGGCGCTTCCAAGGAAGATGCGCACTTAGCCGCTCAGAAAGCTGCCGGCACGGCTGCTGGCGTCACCGTAGCCCTGGCAGGCGGTGCCGCTGGCTTAGGCAAGGTGGCCGGCAAAGTCTTTGGCAGCCAGGCTGATGAGGCAGCAAGTGGCGTCTCTCAAGTTGGCAAGACTACGCTGAAAGAGTCAGCACAGGAAGTGCTCGAGGAAGGCAGCATTGCTGGGTCGATTGATTTGGCATTGGGTAGGCCTATTGATGCTGCAAACGCGCTCACCAACATGACGGGCGGTGCTTTGTATGGTGGCGTTACGGCAGGGTCCATACAAGGCACGAAGCTTGATACGCTTGATCAAGCCGCATCAACATCGATTGGCTCAGGCGTTCAAGCCTCATTCAATAACACGCTTGCGCAAACTGGTGACATAGCCCAAGCCTCATCGGGTTCTGTTACGACTGCAATCAATAATGGCCTTGACCCTGGCGCAGCAGTTTCATCAGTCATCAACACAGCCGCGCAATCTGGCGGTGATATGTCAGCCGTTATCAGTTCATCAATTGATACCGGCCTTTCCGCTGCTTTAAGCAGTGGTGTGGACACGTCTGAAGCGGTAACCACTATAGTTTCAGGATCAATCACATCATCGCTTTCCAGTGGCGTTGATGTCACGACAGCCATTGATTCGACTGTTGGGTCTTCCGTTAAAACAGGCATTGCAAACGGTGTCGATGCATCAGCCGTGGTTACTAGTTCAGTCAATTCAGCCGTATCAACTGCTTTGAATAATGGTGCGAGTGCATCAACGGTTGTTACGGGCGCAGTGAGTTCTGCAGTGACATCAGGACTTGCTGCCGGGGCCGATGCCTCAACTGTTATTTCATCCTCGGTGACAGCAGCCGTATCAACGGCTACGCAAAGCGGTGCCAATTCGACGGCAGTTGTTGCAGGCTCAACGAGCACGGCAGTATCAACAGCAATTGCAAGCGGTGTTGATGCAAGCACTGCTATTAGCTCTGCTGTTGACTCGGCCACCCAAGCAGGGGCTAATGCTTCAACTGCTTCAGCATCATCGATTACGGCTGCGATCACTGCTGGCACGGATACCAACACGGCTATTGCGGCAGTCACGGGTGCGAACTCAAACATCACGGCAAACAGCACAACAAACAACAATGTCACATCCACAACCGCAACGGATGCGACGACGGGTGTAACGAGTCAGACCGTAGTTGACAATAGCTCTGGCGCGTCAACGACCATCACAACCAATAACAACATCACCTCACAAGTAACGACGGTTGGCAGCACGACCACTACAGTCACAAGCGATACAAGCACGGGTGTGACCACTCAAACGACGGTTGATGGCACTCGCTCAACAGATGTTACGGTTGACACCACCACAAACGTCACGACTCAGGTTGTTAAAGATACAACCACAAACACCAAAGTGACTGTAGAGTGGAAGCCTGATGGAGAGACCAGGTGTACTTTCATAGACCCTGAAGGTCAAGAAACTGTTTTTGATGACATTGATGTTGGCGATCCTCCCAAGGTTGATGTTGTTGCGCCTCTTGAGCCTGTTAAACCAGAAGTCAAACCTGAAACCCCGAAAGAAACCAAGCCAACCACGGCACCGTCAAAGTCAGCAATGGCTGCGTCGGCAATTCCAGGGATGGTTATGGGCAGTGAACTTGGACGCCTTAAAGGTGAAATGCTTAAATCCGGCCCTGCTGGAGAGCAGGTTGACCCTCTGGCCGCCATGAAGCAAAGGATTGAAGATATGAACGCCATTGATCCGGCCCTTGCCGCCGTCATTGCACAGCGTCTCGGTGTGGAGCCACCCCAGCAACAGATGCCTGCTTACACCTACGGGCAGGAAACATCGATTGATGACATCCTAGGCATGGGTAAAAAGGAAGAGCCTGAAGAAGAGCCGCTCTACGCTCAAGGCGGCTTTGTTGAACCCTTGCGTGCTGCTGGCGGTGCCATGAACCCTCAGTTCATGTATCGTGCTGGCGGCCTAGGAACTCGAGAAGACTTCCGTCATGGCAAGCATGTTGCCGGTGAGGGCGATGGTCAGTCCGATGACATCCCAGCATGGCTTGCTGATGGCGAGTTTGTTTTCCCTGCTGATGTGGTTTCAGCACTCGGTAATGGCTCAACCAAGGCAGGAACCGATAAACTCTACAAGATGATGCATGAGATCCGCGCAAGGGCCAGATCGACCAAGGAAAAGGATCTGCCGCCCCCAGCACATAAGTCTCCGCTCGACTACCTCAAGAAAGGTAAGTAATCATGGCCGGATTATTTGAAGGCACAGCGCCACCCAATGTTGAGACTACCCGCACCACGGCGCAGCAAGCGCCTGGGTATCTCACCGAGTACCTGAGCAACCTGGCTCAAGCTGGCACCAGTGCATTAGGCACGACCACGCCAGCGGTTAAAGATGCTGAAGGCAACATCACAACGCCAGCATCATTTACGCCCTTTGGCAAAGATCAATTGATTGCGCCAATGTCAACGCTGCAGCAGTCTGCTTACACGCAGGCACCTGAACTTCTAGGTCGGTATTCGACCGCACTTGATCAGGCGCTAACGGCTGGCAAGTCTGCCATGGATGTTGGCGCAACAGACATCTCAAAGTTTTATGATCCGTTCAAGACTGATGTAATCAATCAGATTGAAAAGCAGGGTCAGCAAGCCTTGATGCGCAATGTCATGCCAGCACTGAAAGCACTAGGTGTTTCTGGCGGCGCTGGGACCATGGGCGGCAGCCGGATTGGTACCGTATCAGGACAGGCCTTAGCAGACTTTGCATCACAGCTTGAAGGCCAAAAAATTGCAGCCCAGCAGAATATGTACAAAGCAGCACTTGATGCTGCGCTACGCGAACAGGGTCAGCAAACAGGTGCTGCAAGCGCATTAAGTAGCCTTGGCAATATTGAAGCGCAAGCAGGCTTAGGTGAAGCCAAGGGACTTGCAGAGCTTGGCGCACAACAAACTGCTTACGATCAATTAAAGCTTGAAGCACCGCTTACCAGGGCTGCTAACGTGGCTCAGTTGCTGCGTAATTACCAGTTCCCAACGACAACCACTGAAACGTACAAGGGTCCTGCAAATGCTTATGGACCATCAGCCTTATCGCAAATTGCTGGCCTGGGAAGTTTGGTTGGTGCAGCCTTCCCGGTAGATAAGGCCGGCAACATCGGCGGTCTTGGCGCCTTACTTACCAAGGCGTTTAGCGGTACGGGTGGCAGCGGGACTTATGTGCCTTCAGCAAGTGACAATATGCTGAGTGATCTTGCGGACTTTGGTGGTTAATCATGGCAAAACAATCACCTCTAGCACTTGTTGAAATGCCTGGTGAATCCTCTGGCATGACTGAGGCGCGTCAGACTTACATTGACGCTCAGAAAAAGATGCTCGAGGCGCTCGAGTCACGCAATCAACTTTTTGATCCTGTGCTTTTGGCCATGGCTCAAGGATTCTTAGCGCCGACCAAAACAGGATCATTTGGTGAAAGCATTTCAAATGTTGCTGGAGCCGTTGGTCCTGCAGCAGAGGCCGAGCGCAAGCGCAACATTGAGATGGCTCAGATCCGCGCAGAGCTTGCTGCCAATCAATATGGCGCAGCACAAAAGGGCGAGGCGCTTAAGTCATTTACAAGTGCCATGCAGCCCGGCAAGCCAGGTGAGACCATCACGGTCGGTGGCCAGCAATACCCAGCAGAATTTGCCGGCATGACACCTCAAAGAGCAGCGCAAATTGGTATGTATGACAAAGACCTTGGCGAGCTTGCCAATAAATTTTTGCAGGCCATGCGAGATGAAGTTAAGGTAACAGCAGAAGGTGCTTACAATGTTCGCACTGGCCAATTTACGCCAACGCCTGGCGGTACTCTAGTTAATGTTTATGTTCCAGAGCATAATGGCGACATTCCGATGACGCGCCAGGATCAAGTGGAGTTAAACGAAGCGCGCAGAAAAGGCGACGGAAAAGCAGTCAGACAAATCATCAATCGCTTGACGCAGCCGTTACCAGAGACGGCACCTGGGGAACCAACCCCTGGAGCAGTTGCAGCAGAAGGCTCTACAGCAAGGCCTGCAATAACGGTTCAAGAGCGCGAGCGCCGGAGGGAAGAAGAGAAGGCGCAACTCGAGACCAGGACTGCAGCCGAGAAGAAGCTTGCTGAAACCGCTGCTGGGCGCACTTCGCAAGTGTTTGAGCAAGCTAGTGCTGCAAGACAAACCGATCCAACTTATGCTCGTATTGAAACCATCCTTAAGGAACCTGGTATTGATACGGTGATGGGTGTGCTTGAAAGAAATGGTGCGCTTGCACAAATTGGATCGTTGGTTGAAGAGGCCATCCGAGTTGGCAATTACAGCATTGGCATCCCAACAATCCGTAAGGTCCTAACCAACGCTGGCACACCGCAGAATTTAATTGATAGGGCTATGGAGCTAACAAGCGCTTTTGCCCAGCTTAATTTTGATGCGCGTAAAGGCTTAGGCTCAGGCACATCCGTATCCAACTTTGAACAACTCATGGTCAATCAAATGGGATTGTCCATGATGGATACTGCCGCATCAGCAAAGGCTAAGTTGGCTTTCTTGCGTGAGCAGGCCAGGTTCCGTCAGGAAATAGGATCAGCACTCAAAGAGGCTCGCAAGAAATCACCGGGCATGCAGTTTGATGACTTTGAAGAGACGCCTGAATTTACAAAAATGTTTGATGCTTACAAGGTGCGTCAAGAAGCCAATGTCAAAAAGGCTGGCCAGCCAGAAACGCCACGCGGTGAACTCATTCAGCCTAACAAACCCGCTGCGCCAAGGGCAGGTCAAGAGCGCAAGATTGATGGCAAGACCTATGTACGCCAGCCTGATGGCAGTTATAAATTAAAGGAGTAGTCATGGATAACCTTGCTGACTACAACAACAACCCTGGCAATCTCAAACCGCCAAAGGGCGTTAAGTACGAAGGCCAGATCGGCGTGGATGATCGCGGGTTTGCCATCTTTGAAAACAAAAGTTTTGGCCAGCGAGCACTTGTCAATGACATCAATATCAAGATCAACCGCGGACTTGATACGCCTGAAAAATTTATTGATCGGTACGCGCCTGCTGGCGAGGAAAATTCTGATGATGCGCGTGAGAATTACAAGATCAAGCTGGCTGCATCATTAGGCCTTAAATCCACCAATGACCCGTTTCCCAAGGGTGCAGCGCCAAGAATTGCTGACGTTATTTATCGCTTTGAAAGTGGTACTGAGCCAAAGCAAGAAGAAATGCGTCGCAGTGAACAAGACACGCCAAAGCATTTTGAGCTAGAGACCACGGGCCTTAAAAAAGAGCCGGTCTCCTTCTCAGACCAGGCTGGCGAACTCATGCGCATGGCCATGGAAGCAGACCCTTATCGCGTGGCCGGTGATGTTGCTGCCGCATATGCAGGCGCTAAGACCCCTGCTAAGGTTCAAAGCTTTTTGCAGGGCTACCAAGGTGTCCCCTCAAATGTTCCTGGTGTGATGGGTGGCGCACTACCGACGACGCCTGCAACACCTACAGCACCACCTGGCGCAGGTCCTGTAACGCGTAATGTGCCCGGCTCATCCGGCCCGGCCAATTGGACCCGTGCCATGGGTCAGAACATCCCTGATGTGCTTGCCGAGTCTGCTGAGTCCATGCGCAAGACCGATCCTCGAGGTGGCCAGGCCATCATCGATCGTGACATTGCCAACATGCAAAAGATCCGCGGCATGGGTGCTGGGAACTTCCAGTTAAGTGGCTCAGGTCCTAATCAATTGATGCTGCCACCTGAAGTTGCTGCAAACCGCCCACCACCACCGCAGCCTAAAGGTCCTGGTGTCTTACCACGGATTCAGGCAGGCTTGCGTCAAGCATTTCCAATTGGCAAAACAAGTGCCCTGGGCGCTCTTGGTGGTATTGGTATGGCTGAAGGCGCAAGGGAAACAGGCAGGCGCTTGCAAGAAGACGACATGCTTGGTGCCTTGCTTGCAGGCTTGGGTACGGTTGGCAGTGCCGGGGCTATGACACCATTCCCACCGGCCAGGATTGCAGGCACGGTGGCCGCTACAGCATCACCCTTGGCCCTGTACCTTTACGACAAAATGCGCAGCAGGCAAACTGGCAGCATGCCACTGCCAGCGGTTTACGCAAGATACCAACGCTAGCGTTTATACCGAGACTTAAAGCAGACTTTGCACTCTGCCAGCCACCCGCCCCTAGAACGCTCATAAAAGGCCTCTACGGGCTTTGTGTCCTGGCACTTAGAGCAAACCTTCCTGCCGTCCTTTACGGCGTTCCTGCGCTCAAATAAACGGTCTGAGGGCCATCCCTGATCCACACGCCACTTCAGGGTGTAATAACTTAGCTTTCCGCGCTTTGCCCACTCACGGAGCGTGAGGGTGGTGGAACCGATGGTGAGAACTCTCTGGTTAGGAATCGTGTTTGACATTTTTTGCATTCGCGTCGGCGCTCTAAATAAAATCTAAGCTTGTTGGGTTCCCAGTAGGACCGGGTATCAAGGACGGTTGTCTTGAAGGACCGTCCTGACTCGTTGCGACAGTATGGGCATTGCATCGTGTAATTTCTTCCTTAGTTCCAACACATTCCAGGCCAGATCGTGCAAGTATTGATCGGCCAATGCTGGATCGGTTTTCATTTGGTTTTGCGCCTGGTTGTGCAGTCGCTCGATAATTTTCAATTGCTTCTCGTATAAGCTCATCTAGGTCAGCATCCATTTGATCGGGGTAGTCAACCAACTGCCTGAGCATGCGATAGCGCAGGGCATCATTCATGCTTTTTTTTCAGGTGGTTATTGACAATCGTTTTGCCTGTTTTTGATGCTGGCCATGCAAGAACCCGATGATCAATCGTGAAGTCCATGCCACCACTTCGCATGGCATGAAGCAGCCTGGGAGTAAGTGCTGTGAATTGTTTTGGTGCCGGCTCATCAGGGTAGATGGTCCAGGTGTAAGGTAACTTAGCCATGATTTTTCTCCATGTTTTTGCCAATCTCAGCGGCGGCTCTGACGATGGCGCGGCGAGTTGCAGCCTTCGGGTCATCACCCTTTATCTCCCCGACCTCAATCATCGACGGGATATGTTGAGCGCACACATTTGCATACGGCTCCTTCTCATCTGCATACGTCCAGCCATGATGAACGCCAATGTCTAAATCAATCATCAAGTGAAAAGCGTCTTTGTCATCGTGGAATGGACTCCATATAGATGCGCCGGACTCTTTGCCTACCCACAAAAGACAGTTCGTCTTTGGCCTATACATGGTTGGTTCAACGTACCCCGCCGCTTTTGCGGCATACCTCAACAGTTCTTCGTCCGTCATGTGTTGCGTTCCTTTAGCTTGGCTTCGATGGTTTGGTAAAACTTCTTGATGCCTTCTGGATGAATGATTATTCCTTTTGATGTGGCTTTGGCTTTCAAATTAGCAGTGTTTCCAATGCTTATAATCTCCTCCTCAGTCAGCCCAACCCATTCTTTCTTTGGCGGTGCGGTGTAGAGGGGTTCTAATTCATGGTCAGCAAAAGCATGCGACTTAGTTTTTAGGACAGACACAGACCCATCAGACCAAGTTTTCAGCCACGCCACCGGCTCTTGCTGAGCTAACGCCGCATTCCAGCCACGCTCATACGCTTTCCCTAACTCGACGGCACGGTCGTGTTCAGTTTTCACCATTTCCCATTCGTGTTCTGCAAGTTGAATTTTTACCTCGTAATCATCGTATGAATCGCTCATGCGTTCTTCTCCTCAAGGAACTTGTCTATGGCGTTTATAAGCTCCGCCCTGTCAGTGTATTTATCGTAGAACTCTTCTGCTTCATTTAGCGTTAGCCCAACCCATTTTTTTGGTGCGGTGTACACAGGCTGTGGATTAAAAACCTTGTCCTGTGGCTTTTTGCGGAAGTACCTATGGCCTGTTCCAGTTGTGTGCATCCAGGCTACTGGCTCGTCAACATATGACTTGCCCTTTTGAAATTGATTGTGATCACCGCTCATAGTCTTACCCCTAAAGCAATGCGCTCACGTTCCATGCGTGCGCGTAACCGTTGTCTGAACCGGTACCGTTTGGCAATCTCAGCCCGTGTCATCTTCGACCGTGGCTTGTCCTCACCGATACCAAGCTTGTAAATGTGCGTGGCATCCACACCGCGGGAGTTCTTCACCCAGCCCGTGATGTGAGTCACGCCTTCCTTGTGTAAGGCTCTGAGATAAGACTGGACCGTGACGACATGCAGGCCCGTCTCATCGCAGATGTTGTACGCAGTGCAGCCCTCCATCAGCATCTTGATCATCCGTGCGTACAGCAGTTCATTCATCTTGATCATGATCGGACTGCTTTGACCGTGTTCCAATTGGCTTTGCTGGCACGCAGCCGTTGACCGATGCGCGACTTTTTCTCAAGCACATTGCGCTTGTCTTTCAACGTGTCTTGCTGCCGTTCTTTGGCTTCCTTAGCCGCCTTTTTCAAGTCGATGGGTTTGTCCAACGTGCGAACATTGAACCGTTTGAGATAAGCAAGGATCTCCTCATTTGTTTTGCCGGCCATGAGCAATTCCCAGATCTTAGGAAGGTAGGCCGCGAGATAACGTGATGTGTGGCAAAAAACCTGGTACTCGTACTTAGGAACACGTTTAAGTTCATTGAACTGCACCCAGTTCAAATCGTGTTCTGTGCAAAACCAACTTATCAATTTGCCCATGTTGGCATTGCTCAAGTGGTTTCTTAACAGACACCGATCCCAAGCCTCCTGCAGGTCTTCCTTTTTGGTCTCGGTAGCAACTTCATCTAGCAGTTCGAGTAGATTCATGCTGCATCTCCTGCGCTGTCACGCCAGTCATCGGTACAGGCTCGCTTACGCAAGACCATGGCTTCAATGGCACGAGCAAAGGCATAAAACCAATGATCAGCCGTCAATGAGTCAGGGACACTGTCAGCGCAGGCCCTGATGTCAGCATCGCTAAGCATGTTCCTGGTTCCTCCGTAAGAAGCTTGGACCGTCCTGCTCGGCCTCGAGTTCTCTGATGTCATTGGCTGCATCACTCACACCATGCCAGTCTCTGCGAGCGATCATGACTTGCATGTACTCAACCAGCACTTGAATCTGTACTTCGGGGTCTTGGTAATCTCTCATTGCTAATCTCCAGGGTTGCGTCTGCAATACGAATAGCCAGCGTTGCAATGCGCTCGGGCGTATCCAGTGAATAAGGTCCATCCTTGTAATGCTCAACGCCGCGGGACAAGATCCCGTTAAGCGCTGCAGCAATCAGCGTCAATCGATCATCATTCCTCACCATAAGGCATGCTCCATAAGACATAAATTAAAAACACTGTCAGCCCGATCGAGCCAACGCCAAACATCGTGATAAGCCAGTCCATTAGGTCAGCCATCACCGCACCGCCCACTGTGCGACACCATTGCTGAAGTAGATAACAGCGCCGGCAAAAAGCGCGTACAGAAGCCACTGGAGGCCCTTGTAACGAATCATTTGGTAGGGCGTGCGATCAAGTACCATCAGGTCATAAACCCAGTCCTGATCGTGGCTGTAGAAGTTCCTGGGGGCAGGTGAGTGGCAAGCACTCACGCCAAACTTGTAGGGCCGCTTAGTTACGGGTTTAAGCTTGCTCGTCTCAAACTTCGAGATGGGGCAAGTGCCCAGGTGCTGTAAGTAAACTTGTTCCATTTAGAACGGTGCCTCCTCAAAAGTTGACAGGTCTAACTTGGGTTTGAACGCCAGCTTGACTTGATTGCGTTGCAGGTAAATCCACTCAGGAAATGGCCACTCACGGTCATTGATCAATCGGACTGCGCAGGTCCCGTCGGGTTGGATGTGCTCGAGGATGCCAAGCCCTCGAGGTGTCTTCACGCGTGTGCCAGGGATCATTGTTCCCTCGCTTTCAGCATGGCGTCTGCAATCATGTAAGCCTGCCTCGCGGTTGCATCAAAATAATTCCCCTGCGCCAGTGCTTGCATCGCCTTGGCTGCAAAGTAATCGCGCAAGGTCATGCCCATGGTGAAGTCATGATCGATATACCCTGTATCACTGACTTCTTTGTGCCAATCGTGTGTGTGTAATGGAAACGCTGGTCCACCTGTTTTCATACCACCTCCACTAATGTTGTTTGGGGGTCAAGGTCACGCTGGCACAGCAGGTCAGCAATTGCTTCTTCCTGCGTCTTGCCAAGGCCCGTAGGCCAGCCAAGATCCCAGTCCTCCTCAGATGCAACGTAATACCCCTGCATGGGGCGATCAATGATGATTCTCATGCTGCTTTCCTCCTGCTTTTGATGTGCTCGATCATCGACACAAGCTCTTCCATTTCACCGACCAGGTTGTCGAAGGCATTAAGTTGATAGCCATCAAGATCTGGCCACTCACTTGCTAGCGTGCGGTTCAGGTTGTTGGCCTTCTCGACCACATTGCACACCTGCATACGCAGGTCATACTTGTCAGATTCAATTAGCTTGTACATGTGTCCTCCGAGGGGGCTAGGCCCCCAGTTGATTAGCGGCTGGTAACTTTGACTGAGAAGACTGCGGTGGTCTTCTGGAACTTGGCGTAAGCCTCGGCACCGAAAGCCTTGATGAAGGCGTCCTTGTCAAACGTCGAGCGGTTGGTCTCAACGTAAGTGGCTTTGAAGAGTGAGCCTTCGATCGACTTAGCGCCGCCTGCCGAGGCTGAATCCTTGATGGCGTCTTTGATTGCGTCAGCCTGTTTTTGCAGGTCTGCGATCTGGGCGAGCAATGCGCCGAGTTGGTCAACTGATGCTGCGGTGATGTTTGCGATGTCGTTTTGCATTTGGTTTGCTCCTGGGTTTGCTTCACAGCGAAGTTGCTGTAAGGAGAATGTTAGGGATCTTTAATCCACTTGTCAAACAGTTTCATCAAGATCCCTACCGTTCATGCACCAGAAAACGACCGCTCAACCTACTGATAATTATTTTTGGCCTGCCAATACTTCAAAAGCGATTCAAACATTAACCAACCTCTCTCGACATCAGCCTTGGTCCACTCGAAGAGCGATACCAGGCCAGCGTGAGTGGTTGAGACAAACACGTTGGCACAAGCTGCATCAGGCAAGATCAGCCCTGATCGGTAGGCTGCCAGTTGCATCAGGTGTTCATCAAACCCTTGCGGATCATCTTGCGGACCAAAGGCTTTGGTCTTGATGTCAATGACCGCTACCTTGCAATGCAGATCGCACTTGCCACCAAAGCCTTGGGGATGTGAGAAGGACTTCTCGCTGATCCACTCTTGCTTGCCATACGCTTTGTCGAGGATCTGCTTGACGGCCAAGTAGCTCTCATTTGGTGGCCCACCTTCAAAAGCACTTTGGACCTTGGCATGGATAGCAGTACCAAGATCCCTGGCCTCTGAAGCCTGCTCTTTGCTGTCCTTCAGGACCCGGTCAGCGTACTGGTCCAGGCTCTCATCATCACGCTTTGGAAGGGTTAGCGATGCAAGCAAGATCTGTTGCTGTTTCCAGGCCTCTAGACCGGGCTTAGCGGCGCAATTAAGGATGGTGGTGACCGAAGGTACCAGGTTGTATTTGCGCGCGTCCCTGAGCGTTGTATTGCGCAGGTGGCCGGCATTGGATTTGACCTGGTACATCGGCTCGCCGGTACGGGTGTACCAGTGCCCAGACTCCGAAGGGCGTTCTTTTATTTCCATGCTTTCACTTTCACGATGCGTTGAAGTTTTCCTGACCGGCCAGGCTTGCGCTCGCCGGTATCCTCAATGAATCCTTTATCGAGCAGGGCGCGAAACCGCGCCGTAATCGATGAGTAAGGCTTCGTGGGATTGAGTGCCAAGACATCATCTTGTGTGCAGCCATCGGCAAAACGCTTGATCGTTTCGTAAACAAGCTTTTCAAGTTCACTGCTTTTAACCGCATGGGCTGCCGCATGACTCGTATCAGGGTCATCTCTACGGACCAAAAGCTTAGGGTCCGTGCCAAACTCGGCAATCTCTGGAAGCTCAAGCTGTTTCATAGCCAATGCCTCGGCCAAAGTAATGTGGTGGATTCCTTGCCGCCCATGTCAACAAGTTCGGCAGGCGTGAAGAACTGGCCGCCAGGCCACACCCACACATGCTTCTTTGTGAAGTGCGGCACCAGCATGACGCCATTGACATACCAAATGGGAACCCAATCCCGTTCGGCAAGCTTGTTCTCAACGGGCTTAGCAACTGCTGCTTTTTGGGTTAATTGTTTAGCCATGATCAGAAGGGGATGTCATCATCAATGTCATCAAGCTTGGCCGGAGCGACATGCTTGATCTGCTGCCTGTTTTCCCATTCGGGTGACTGCATGATGATCTTCTTCAGACCCTCGGTCAGCGCATCAAACTCGTGCTGCTCGAAGTAACCAAAGCTGAAGTACACCTTCTTGTTAACCATTTCGGGCATGCCAAGCTTTCTGAGCGCTGCAGGCACCGCGGTTACGGTATCCACGTTGGCAAAGGTCTTGTCACCCTTGACTGCGTGAGTCACAGTCAGCATGCAAGGTGCGCCGATGATGGTACGAAGGTCAAAGCCTTTAAGTTCCTGGGCGGTGAATTCCCTGCCACGCCAGCTAATCAGTGTCTTGCGAAGCTTGGCCTTCTCAGCCAGGCTCAAGGTGTAGCGCTGGCTCATGGATAGGGGCCTGCCGTCTTCCAGGGTGAGGGGATTGCCATCAGCATCTTCGCCGTGAAGCTCCCACATGATGCGGCACTGACGCGCTTGCTTTTGCTCGCCAAGGTAGGTGTAACCCTGGGTGCCTAAATCGACCACGCCATAGCAGATGGCCATGTGAACCCCTGCCGGGGCTAGTTTGAATTCGCGGTCGCTGCCGCTATCAGAAATCAACATTTGCTTTCCTTTTGTAAAGATCTAATCCAAGTTCGTTTGCAAGCCATTTCCAATCGTTTTCAGTGGCCATGCCCAACCGGGCACGGGTAAAAGCTTCCTCGGTCATTTGCTCGCGCTCTTGCATCATCAACTGCCATTCATCGTTTCTTTCCATAGGGTTTGCTCCAGGGTTTGCTGAATCTAAAGTGTTTCATGTATCGAACACCTTGTCAAACCTATTTATCTATGTATTGCCACGCGATCAAGTGTTCGATTATGATACGGACATGAACACGAGAGACCTTATTGAAGCAGTCGGCGGGATCAGGGCTGCAGCCAGGGTGTTAGGGGTTGCGCCTTCAACGGTCCACTACTACTGCAAACACGATCGCATGCCATTTTGGCGGTTGCTGCTCTTGATGAGTGTGATCGACAACCGGGGCAAGATTTCCCACAAACAAATCATGAAGGAGTATGTAATTGACCGACACCCCCACATCCGTTGAACCCATTGGCCCCATTGACGTTGAGATTGATGGTGTTATGCATCGCATCACGATCCCGCAAAATTGCACGGGCTATGAAGCTGCTCAGTTGTGCCACATGCTGACCTTTGCTGTGCTGGCCAACAAGCCTTTGGACTTCACCACCTTCGTGAAGGAAAAGGGCATCGAGCGCCTTTTTGTGCAGCTATGAGACTTGCCGCGCTCTTGCTGGCATTGCCAGTGGCTGTCTCAGCACAGACTTGGTCTGCCAACAATGAGGGCGGTGGTGAGATCGTACTGACCTTGCGTCAGCACAAGTGCAAGGAGTTCGGCAAAAGCCTGGTGGACGGTTATAGCTACGGGTCCAATGGCAGGATGTTTGAGTTTTGCTGGACCGTGGTGGACGACATGATCCGCGTGATTTACCTGCATGACGCAAGTGTGCGGGTTTATAAGCCTGAACTATTTTCAAAAAAGACAGAGAAATGATGCACCGATACTTTGAAGTCAGGATGCTGGTCAAGGACGAGTCCTTGAGGATCAAAGACATCGTTAAGCAAACCGGCTACGACAAAGGCCATGTAAGCCGGCTGCGCAAAGCCTCGCGCATCGATAAGTTAATTGCAGATGCTGTGGCTGCAGAGCGTGAGGCGTGTGCCGCGCTGCTTGATGCTGCGGTTGAAAATTTCACGAGCATATCGTTGCAAGTCAATGACGAAGATGGCATCGTGATGGAACACGCCAACACCTGCAGCCACTTGGCATCCGCCATCCGCGCAAGGGGAAATACATGAACCGCGAAGACATCATGACCTTGGTTGAACGGTACGCACTGGCAATGAGATTGGTAGATCGCCACGGCAATCAATATGGCGACCGCGACTTGTTGACGCTAACGCATCAACAAATCCGAGAGGGTCTTAAGGCACTTGTTGTTTCTGAACGTGAGGCGTGTGCGAAGGTGTGCGACCAGATGTTTCATGACTGGTGCAATCAAGAATTTGAAGACGAGGACGAGGCTTACAGAAACAAACCTGATGCCGAGGATTGCAAGAAAGCTATACGAGCAAGGGGAAACACATGAACCGCGAGGACATCATCCGCATGGCACGGGAGGCCGGATTGGCTTACGGATCTGACGAAAAGCCATTAAATTCTGTAACACGCTTCGCCGCTCTAGTTGCCGCTGCCGAGCGTGAGGCGTGTGCTGAATTAGTCGTGCGAGGGACGGACGAACCCGTGCAAACCAAGACGCTTGAGATCTTACGCAAAGAACGTGAGCGTATTGCCACCGCTATACGAGCAAGGGGTCAGCCATGACTAAGACCGAGATCGAGATAGCCAAGACTGCTTATGCGATGGTCAAAAGTATCAGCAACCACGTTGATTTGCTTGGCGAGCAACATGACAGCGATTTTGCTGAGCAGGTTTACAACTCAGTAGCGCTCACGATGCTGACTAAGATCTGCCTGGGCATTGCTGAGAACAATGGCCACGAAGCCTTTGAAAGCTATTGGTCAGACGTGGATAGCAAACTGCGCGAGATGATCCAAACTTTTGCTTGCGAACCAACAAAACATTAAGTAAAGTCCACAGGGCATGGCTAGGTTAGCTACCGAAAAGGGGATTCGTCACCCCCCTGCCAACGCCCAACCTCAGTGACGATAAGCCTTTGACGAGGGTTATGATGCGTTTTTATCCGTTCCATGTGGGGGATTATCAAGCCCACACCAGCCACCTCACTGACATCGAGGACCTTGCATACAGGCGCATGCTCGACCTGTATTACTTAAACCAAAAACCGCTGCCCAACGATCCAGCCAGGATTGCCAGGCTCATTCGCATGCCTGGAGCAGTAACGGAAATTGACGGCCTGCTAAAGGAGTTTTTTGTTTTGCAGGATGACGTCTATACCAATAAGCGCTGCGACAAGGAAATTGCTTCGTTTACTAAGCAAAAAGTTGGCGGGGCCAAAGGGGCGCGCATTAGGTGGGATAAAGCCAAGCTAGAGGGTGGGGATAGCCTACCCAATGGGGAGGGTAATGGGGAGGGCATAAGGGAGGGCAATGCTACCCCAATAGCAACCAAGAACCAAGAACCAAGAACCAGAGAGAGCCGCGCTACGCGCTTGCCCCCAGACTGGGAACCGTCCGATCAGTTGATTGCTTTCATGCGGAAGGAACGTCCTGATCTGAACCCAAGCCATACCATCATGAAGTTTTGCAATTACTGGCAAGCCAAGTCAGGAAAGGACGCTACCAAGCTGGATTGGGACAAGACCTTCCAAAACTGGGTACTTGCTGAGAAAGAAGGCAAGGCGAAGCCTGTAAGCCAAGATCCCTTCGCAAGCCGAGGTGGCGTATGAAAGGGCACGACTTCGTTATGGACCTGCTGGCCAAAAATGAGGCGCCCCGCGCCATCTTCATCGAGTTTGATGGCAAGCCTGATGCCTACGCCGCAGCCCCGGTTGTGGTGGTCAGCAAATGGGATTTTGATTACCGCTGGGCCAAAGGCCTGGTGGCTCACGTTACAGGCCCTGACTCCGATGCAGTAGCGCGCGCCAGCAAGGAACTGCTCCGCTGCGGTGCTGCTCGAGTCTTTGCTCATTACACCGAATCACGCTTTCCCATCCTCTGGGACTCAAAGGTTGACGCATGAACACCATCCCTCAAGACATCGATTTTCAATCCTGGTATGACTCCATGGAAGCCCAGGTCCGGGTTAGATCCGCGGCTGACTGCATGGACCAACTGATCGACCAGGTTAAGAACCCGGTCATAACCAAACCCATCACGATGCCCTGGTCCAAGACGCTGGGCCTCTTCGAGTTCCGGCCTGCCGAGGTTACGGTCTTTGCCGGCACCAACGGATCTGGCAAGTCCATGCTGACCGGCATGATTGCCCTGAGCCTGATCGCTCAAGGCCAACGTGTTGTGATTGCAAGCTTTGAGATGAAGCCCTTGCGCACCCTGCAAAGGATGGTCAGGCAATGGTCCCGTCGCAGAGACCCTGCTGTAGCCGATTACGAGGCCTTCAAGGACTGGGTGGGAGACAAGATGTGGTTTTATGACCAGCAGGGGACGGTAAGCCCTGGGCAGGTTTTAGGGGTTGGCAGTTATGCTGCAGCCAACCTCAATTGCAAGCACTACCTGATCGACTCACTCATGAAATGCCTGCGCGACGAGGACGACTACAACGGTCAGAAAAACTTTGTGGACCAACTCTGCACCTTGGCTCGAGATTACGACACGCACATTCACCTGGTGCATCACATCCGCAAGCAACAAAACGATGAGAACCCACCCACGAAGATGGACCTTAAAGGCTCAGGCTCGGTGGCCGACCAGGTTGATAACGTGATCCTGATGCACCGCAACAAAAAGAAGGAGCGTGAGGTCGAAGCAGGAAACGTCGTTGACCAGTCAATCCCTGACGCTTACCTGGCCATCGAGAAACAAAGAAACGGTGAATACGAAGGCGTCATCAGACTTTGGTTTGACAAAAACTCACAACAATTTACTGAGCAAGCCTATGGAACTCCCATTAGTTTTTGAGGCCACATTGCCATGGCCACCCACCGTAAACACTTACTGGCGGCACAGGGTCATTGGCAAGCTCGCCACCGTATACGTTTCGCAGGAGGGCCAGGCCTACCGCAAAGCAGTGAACTTATGTCTTATGGAACATGGGGTGAAGACTTACGAACTCGAGGGGGACCTGCGAGTCGAGATCGAAGTGTTCCCACCGGACAAACGCAAGCGGGACATCGACAATCTGCTCAAGTCCCTGCTGGACAGTCTGACCCACGCGCAAGTGTGGAAGGACGACAACCAGATTTCGGATCTGAGGATCTTCAGGAATAAGCAAATCGCCGGAATCGTAAAGGTGAGGGTGTATGAGCTAGAACGGCCTACAAGCGATTTTTCCAAAAGCATGTAGGTGGACATCAACCAACCATTATTCGTGCCTCTGAGGCGGCATAGCAAGGCTAGAAAGGGCATCCATGAATGACAATGTCAATCACCCAAAACATTACAACTCACATCCGTCGGGTGTGGAGTGCATCGAGATTACTGAGCACTTCAACTTCAACATCGGTAACGCCGTGAAGTATTGCTGGCGCGCCGGACTGAAGGGTGAGCAAGTCGAAGACTTACGCAAGGCCCGGTGGTACATCGACCGGGAAATTTCACGCATCTTGAATGAGAAAAGCCATGAAGCATGATCCGCATGACGCAGTCGATTACATCATCAAGCACGCAAAACAATTTGCTGACGCCAAAGCGCAGCGCGTTTACCTTGAAGAGTTTCGCAAGAGCAAGAAGGCGTTGCTGATGAAGCAATCCATTGAAGGCGCCCTTGGCGCACAGGAGCGTGACGCCTATGCTCACGCTGAATACGTTGAACTGCTTAAAGGCCTCAAGGAGGCCGTCGCAATTGAGGAGAAATTGAGATGGGATCTGATCGCAGCACAAGCCAGAGTGGACATCTGGAGAACGGAACAAGCCAACCTGCGCCTCGAGGGCAAGGCCACGATCTGATGAGCAACGATGGCCGCCACAAGCAAATGCTTGCAGACCTGGCTGACTTCATCGGCGCTGTGGCTTTCGAGGATGACAAGGGCTGGACTGAGGAAGTTTATTCCGAGGGCTGGAGCGCTGGCTTCAGATCGGGCCTGGCATATGCCGCAAAGATTGCGCAATCACAGGGCAGGGGTTGGGGGATAGAACATGCCGAGCAGATACGAAAAGCTTTGTAATCTCAAGCAGGGAAGTTGGTTCATTTTGATCCGATCGGGCGAGGTGCTGCAAAAGCTCGGTCCCATGAAGGATGACTACCGTTACATCAGTTGCCGGGCTGTCACGGGTGATACCAAGGTGCTCAATTGTTTAGTTGGCGTGGAGACGATCGATGAACCAGGAAGAGAAAAAGCACCTGAGTAAGGTGGCTGCCATTGGCTGCGTACTGTGTCACTTACAGGGCACCCCAGGTACGCCTGCAGAGTAGCAATTTTGTACACCATTCGCTACAATGGTGTAAAGGAGGTGGTCATGGAAGAGTTATGGAAAGAGTGTTTTGGCTGGGAAAATTTTTATGAAGTTTCAGCCTTCGGCAACATAAGATCAAAAAGACGGCCTGTTCCAACTCGGTTTGGCATTTCAACACGAGGAGGTATAGTCTTAAAAAAAATTGTGGCAAAAAATGGTTATGAATGCGTTAACTTGACGGGTGGAGGATGCAGGAAACAAGAGCTTGTTCATCGGCTCGTCTTGCTCACTTTTGTAGGTGAGCCTGAGCAAAATCAAGAGGCTTGTCACAATGACGGCATCAGAATTAATAACTATTTAACTAATCTTCGATGGGACACGATTAAAAACAACCATGCTGATAAGAAAAAACATGGGACATGGCAAGCTGGAGAGAAAAATCCATTTGCAAAATTAACAAATGAAGAAGCTGGAAAAATTAGGCAAAGCAATGATTCATTAAACAAATTGGCTGAAAAATTTGGAGTGTCAAAAAACTGTATTAGCCGTATAAAATGTCAAAAAACTTATATCTATTATGAATAAAGAAGAAAAAAAACATTTGAGCAAAGTTGCCGCAATTGGTTGTGTTTTATGCCATCTTCAGGGCAATCCTGGCACTCCGAGTGAAATCCATCACCCCAGGAAGGGAACCGGCATGGGCCAGCGCGCATCTCACTATGACGCAATACCGCTATGCCCTGAGCACCACCGTGGTAAGACGGGCATCCATGGCATGGGCATCAAAGGGTTTACCAAGCATTACCAGGTGGATGAGGCTGAACTGCTGCATGTGACACGCCGTTTAGTTGCATATCATGACCACTTGTCGGATGGATGGCGTGTGTCTACACAAGTGGATTAAATGAGAGTACGATGGAGTCTCAGTAGCAAACAACGCAAACCCCAGGAGCAAACAAATGAAAAACCTTCAAGTAGTCAAAGTAAACATCAAGGGCATGGACGGCTTTCAGATCCAAGGTTTGGAGCGCGCTTGCAGCGATAGTCATTGGGAGCCAATTGCACACGCTGCCATTTTCCGGGATGAAAAGCGTGCAGAGCGCTTCTTGCAAAAGGTTCGTGGAACCAGCCCTTGGAATCGTAATTGGGCGTACTGGGGCGTTCCTCAAACTCATAAAGTTAGTGGTTGCGATGCTTTCCAAGAACTCGTAGCACCCTTCTCAGTCATCTAATCAAACCGGGGCCTCGGCCCCACCACCTGGAGCAAACACCATGAGCAAATTTGACATAACCGTTCAGACTCAAGACTACGAAAGCATCAAGCTCAGTGACTACGATGACAACCTTTGGCTGTCAGTGTGGAAGATTGGCAGCCACTGCTCAGCGAACCTAACCCGAGATCAAGTCATTGAATTGCGCGATGCCCTTAACCAATTCCTTGCCATGAACGAGGTTGCCAACACAGCAGAGAGCGCATAAACTGAGATTGGCAGTCCATGTGACGACTTTCCCTGAGATCCTCTGTACTTCCCAACAGAGTTACACCCCCGCCCTGGGGGTTCTTTTTTTGGTAAAGCTGTAGTAAAATCAAGCAGTTAGACCTTGCCTTGCGCAAGCAATTGCCACCAGCCCACCAAAACCCTATCATCAGCGGATCTTATGTCACTGGAAGATGTGATGCCCAAAACCGCCAAACCCAAAGCCCAGGCCACGCCCCAAACCGCGCCCAAGAAAACAGGCCGCCCCAGCAAATACACCCCTGAACTAGCAGCAGAGATCGCAAGGCGCTTAAGTGAAGGAGAGCCACTAAGGCAAATATGCAGAGATGAGCATATGCCTCATTGGACGAACATGTATGAATGGATGGCGCAGGACCCCGAGCTTTCGGTACGCATCGCACGCGCACGAGAAGCTGGCTACGACAAGATGGCCGAGGAGTGCCTCGAGTTAGCCGACACACCCAAGTGGGGCACCAAGCAAGTCGAGTCTCAAGACGGCGTTATCGTTACCAGGGAGGACATGCTTGGCCACCGCAAGCTGCAGATCGAGACACGGCTCAAGCTGCTGGCAAAGTGGAATCCCAAGAAGTACGGTGAGAGACTAACTCACGCTGGCGATGCTGACAATCCCGTAGCCGTGCAGGCTGACATTAGTATCTTCGACGCCATGCTCAAGAACCTCGAGGCTAAGAGACAGCTTGGGGACAAGTGACCTTGAGGCCCTGCTCAAAGATCCACAGATCCGCGAGCAGTACACCAGGCTAGAGCCACAGGCGGCTGCTGCCTGGGCCTGGCGCATGATGTGGCTCACTCGAGCACTCAAGCACCAGATCCTACCGCACGGGGATTGGTGGTCCATATGGCTCATGCTGGCAGGCCGCGGTGCCGGCAAGACTCGAACTGCAGCCGAGCAGATTGGCTGGTGGGCACAGTCCTACAAAGCCACCAGATGGCTCGTGGCGGCCCCAACGAGCAGTGACGTAAGGGGTACATGCTTCGAGGGCGATTCGGGCCTCCTGAGCGTGATTCCTGCGGTCCTGATCGCTGATTACAACAAGGCCTTGCATGAGATCAAGCTTACCAACGGCTCGCTGATCAAGGGCATACCCGCCTCGGAGCCTGAGCGCTTCCGCGGTCCACAGTTCCACGGTGGCTGGCTCGATGAGTTAGCCGCCTGGGAGTACATCCAGGAAGCCTGGGACCAGATCCAGTTTGGTATGCGCCTAAAGCTGCCTGATATGAAGACCAGGCTGATCTGCACGACGACACCGAAACCAAAGGACTTGATCATTGACCTGATCAGCCGTGAAGGTGATGATGTGACGCTCACCACCGCCAGCACTTACTCAAACCTGGATAACCTCAGTGAGAACTTCAAGCGCCAGATCCTGCAGTACGAGGGCACCAAGCTTGGCCGCCAGGAGATATACGCTGAGATCATCGACCCCGAGGAGGGCGGTATTGTCCAACGGGATTGGTTCAAGCTTTGGCCTGCTGGCAAGGAACTGCCCAAGCTCGAGTATGTGGTCCAAAGCTATGACTGCGCCTTCACTGAGAAGACGGTCAACGATCCCACTGCAAGCATCACTTTCGGTGTCTTCAAGCCCCAGGACGGTGGCATGTGCGTACTGATCATCGACGCCTGGCAGGACCGGCTGCAGTACCCCGACCTCAAGCCCAAGGTCATTGACGAGTTCGAGATCATCTTCGGTGAGGGCAAGACCGCCAAGAAGGTGGACCTGGTCCTGGTCGAAGACAAGGCTGCCGGCATCGTGCTGATCCAAGACCTGCAGCGCGCACACATCCCCGTGAGGGCCTACAACCCTGGCAGGGCTGACAAGATCCAGCGCCTGAGTATCGTGGCCAACATCGTGAAGGCTGGAAGGGTGTATGTGCCCGAGTCCAGCAACAGGCCGGGCTATGTCCGCGACTGGGCTGAGGCCATGGTCACGCAGATCTGTAGCTTTCCGAATACAGACCACGACGACTTTTGCGACGCCTTCAGCCAGGCGCTCAGATACCTCAGAGACGCAAGCTGGCTCAACATCGACCCGCTACCGCCTGATGACTACGATCCCGAGGACTATGTGGATGCAGGCATCGTAAGGACCAATCCGTATGCTAGTTGACAGCCCGGACGGCTTTGGACAAAATCTCAATGTCTGTGTGGAAGCGGATAGAGTCGTTTGGTATGCGTCCTGCCCTTGTAGAAGTAAACAGGGGACTTCCACCAGGATGCAGACCAAACGGCTTTTTTGTTTCTACCAGGCCGTACTCCGCACGATAGCAGTGAGCCTGCATGGGCTGCTCGGAGTTAAACACCGGCTAGCAATCACCCCTGCTGCACGCCGTCCGAACTCTCAGCGAGGTATCGGGCAACACGCTCTTGATCAGGGTGGTAGACAGCAAGAGCATGGAAGGAATCGCTGGCTCATGGCTACGCTGGCAGGCACATCAAATGCGCCTTGTGGGCGAAGGTGGTTGGCTTCCACCCCTGGGGAGGCTATGCCTAAAGCTTCCGGCAAGTTATCATCCCGCGCAAACGGAGGCCGATGATGCCCAAGCCAACAGACGCGAAGAAGGTACTCGAGATGCTGTACGGTGCGCCCAAGCCTGCCGTCAGCCGCCTTGAGTACAAAGACGGTGGCGCCGTCAGTATGCAAGACGGTGGCGATCCCACCCAGATGTTTAACTTCAATCCCATGGCCACCAAGGCTGCCAAGCAAAAACAAATGCGCGAGTCCACGCCTGAGACACCACTCGGTGCGCTCAGCCGCGGGTTTGCTAGTGGCTTATTCGGCAACATTGAAGACCCAGTACCTTACACCGGCAGCATCATGGAAGGCTCGCCACAGCGCCAGCAGTCACAGGCAAGCCTGCGCGAGATTGGCCGTAATGTCGGCGCACTGACAGACATCGGCGGCATGGTTACGCCATTCGTCAAGCCTGCAACCCAAGCCATCACACGCGGTGCCACAGCATTAGGTAGAACGGGACTCGAGCAAGTCGATCGCGCCATGTTTGGCGAGGGTCCGCTTGGCAATGCCCTAAGCATGGTAGCGCCACTGAACGTCAACGCGCCGGTCAGCAGGCTTGGCTTTTACAACCCGATCGAAGAGACGGCCACCACCTTGCAGCGCAAGCAAGGGCCAGGACAGGCCTTCCTCAATGAGTTCACACGGGCGGGTATCAGCAAACAGCGCCTCGAGGATGCAGGCTTAGCTCAAAAGCTTGCTGCCACGCCTAATGTCACGCGTGAGGAAGTCCAGGCCATGACTAAGGGCACCATGCCTGATGTCGAGGAAGTGGTCCTGAGCAGGTCCGTCGTACCGCCCTACATGAAGGGGTTTGCCGACTTGTACATGCCAGGCCTAAATGTCAATGACTACAGGCAGATCAATCAGTTGCGCAAGCTTGCCGATGAGCGTTATCAGAAGGCCCTTGCGGAAAACGATTTGGACGCCGCTGAGTTTGCGATGAAGGCCGAAGAGGACATCAACAAGTTCAGCAGGACCCACAGCTATGGCACCAAGCCTGGAGAGCGGCTGACCGAGTACCACGAGTATCAAGAGCCGGGCGGCAAAAATTACCGCGAGGTCTTGCTCAAGGTCCCGTCTTCAGAAAAGTACGATGACAACTTCCGCTCGTCGCACTGGTCAGATCCCAACGTCATATCCCATATCAGAATGAATGACCGTGTGGACGCCGACAACAAGAATGTGCTTTTCATCGAAGAGCTTCAGTCTGACTGGGCGCAAGAAGGCCGTAAAAAGGGGTTCGCCCCGAAAAATTTTGATCAGCAAATTAAAGAAGGGATTAAAAGACTAGAAGGGCTTCGTGATCAACTTGCAGCCATCAAAAGCAAGCTTGATCAGCCAGGGCTTGCACCTGATGAGCGTAATATCCTAATGGAAGAATACGGCACGCTTACAAACAAACAAGCTGAAGAAATAGACTGGGGCAACAATCTAATTGATGCCAAAAACTCAGGAATTCCCGAAGGCCGGTTTGTCAAAAACACCAACGAGTGGGTTGACCTATCGCTGAAGAACATCATTAGGCGCGCAGTCGATGAGGGCTACGACCGCGTTGCATTCATTGATGGGTACAAGTCTTACCTGCGCTTCCCGCAAGGCGCCGATGGCGAGTCCACTGAAGCAGGAATGCGCAAGTTCTACGACGAGATTATCCCTGGTAGGCTCAAGGCTCTGGTTGGCAAAGACAATGTCAGGACCATCCCCGGCATCACGCAACAGCGACCACTTGATGTTTCGTTGCAAGGCGATCGGTACTATGTGGTCGACGCTGACACCGACATTGCGATACCAGATCATCCTGGATTCCGAAGCCTTGAAAGGGCCGAGCAATACCTTGATGAGTTGTACAGCAAGTCAAAGTCCATGGATCAGATCGGCTTTGACATCACGCCTGAGATCCGCGAGAAGTTCAGCAAACCCATCCCTTACAAAGAAGGTGGCGCCGTGAAACGAGTTCACATATCTGATAACCCCGACACGATGCTGCTTGAGCTTGCCATGGGCGGCCCTGTCCGCATGGCCGGTGGCAAGGCCGTCTCTGATGTTGCTGAATTCGCAGGCAAGAAGTTTTTGCCAAAAGCTGCGGCAGCCTCTGCAGACATCAGCAAACTAGGCGATACCACGCTAGGACAGGCGGTCAAAGAAGGGCGCAGGCAGCGTGAGTCCGTAACGCTTTCGGGCGCTCTAGCCCCATTACAAGCCCCTGTGAGGGGTGAGACAAGCAAGGAGCTACTGAAGGCGCAGACCAAGCAGCTAACGGACCAGGAAAAAGAAACGCTTGATGGCTTGCGTCAGACCTACCCCGACTTCTCAAATGCCGTCAAGTTCATGACGCCACAGGAAGTCAGCAAGATCATCCGCAACCCCGAGGGTGTCAAGGAGATGGATCGCCTGCTGCAGACCATCCCATCGGCTAAAGAACTGGCCGCCGTAGCCAAGGCCGGCACACCCAAGCAGGGCTGGTATCGAGCCAGTACGCAGGCCCTCATCGATGTGTTTGGCGTACAAGATGCACCACGCTTTGCATCGCTGCTGGCCGCCATGTCGCCACAAACCAGCGTTGAGTCCAACCTGATCAACGCGCTGAACACCTGGAAGAACTGGACCGCGGCAGGCAGGCCCACCGACCCCAAGCAGATCAAGGCCATCATGGGCCAGTCAGTGCAAGGCTCGGGTACTGAAGCCTCGGTGCTCGATGCATGGACCAACAACGCCATGCGCGCTTTGCGTGCGCCCAATCCGCTCGATGTGGTGCTCTCAGGCCCCAAGGTTGACTCGTTCTACCGCAACCTGGCTGATGATGTGTACCGCGTGACAAACGACGCCTGGATGGCATCAGGCTTAGGCGTGGATCAGGGCATGTTCAGCGGCTCGCCTACCGCACTGCAGCTAAGCCGCGGCGATCCTGGCTTATCGCCTGGTTACATCGCCTCGAGTGCGCGCATGCGTGAAGCCGGGCAGTTGAACAAGATGCTGCCGTCTGAAGCACAGGAAACCACCTGGTCCTACTTCATGCCGCTTTATGAGATGCAACGCAAGACAGGATTGCCAGCACGCGAAATCCTGCAGCGTGGCTTACTGACGCCTGAAAGCATCCGCGGTACGCCCGACTTTTCAACGCTACTCACGCAGGGCCAGTACGGTGATGTGCTGCGCCAGGCAGGCTATGGCGAGCAGCTATCGGCCATGAAGCCTTATCAATTCCCTGAGTCAGCCCCGAGCTTAAGCCGATCGGAACAGCGCGAAGTGGAGCGTGCAGCACGGCGTCTTGAGGGCCTCAAAGGTTTGCGTGAAAGCGAGAGCAGATCAAAGATTTACTCACTGCCCAAGCTTGAGACTTTGCCAACGGGTGAGGTCAGAGAGATACCACCACAAAGTGCGTTTGCTTCAGCGCAAATGGAATACATTCCTGGTGAAGGCACGGGCGTTTTGCCTGACCTGCTGAACGCATCGCCTGGCACCAAGCAATACTTCTCAAGCCGCATGTCAAGTGCTTTCCGAGATCCGCAAGAGCGCGACATTTTGCAGCGCGCTGTTGGACTTGAACCCTTGCAGATCCGATCCATGACGGGTTCATTCAGGCCATCAGGCAGGGTTGGTTTTCAAGGCAACATCAAAGAGCAGGCATATGATGTGCCCAAGGCCTGGGAAACAAACCCCGGCTACGCCTCGATGGTTGAAGTACCTTTGGTTGAAGGCGATATACCTCAGCCCTTAAAAGATAAGCTTTCAGCCGTTGAAGCTGCACGCGGTTTTATGTCTGCGCAGCGCGGATCGACTTGGAATGCGCAAGTCCCCATGCGCGGCGGTCAAGACATGATGGTCAGGATGGAGAAAAAAGTTGATCCTGAAAGCATGCGGCTTGCTTCAGCATTGACCGATGAGGATGTGTTCTTGGCCGATACGGGCCAGGGCGTTGCAGTTATTCACAACCCCTACAAAGCAAACAACCCTCCATACGATCAACTCCAAAAAGACAAGCTTGTTGAGATTCTTGGTGGCTTGCCTGTGGGTACAACGCCGACCAAAAACATAAGCGACTACATTGACTTTAGCGAGGCCATTACAGGCCCACAGGGTACTGGCGCAACCACCAGAATGCTACAAGAGCGCTTATCGCCACTTGATGCAGCAACGCGGGAAAGCTTAAGCCAGGCCGCTCAGCCAATCGCTGGTGATGTGCTGGAAATCATGACCAAACAGCATCAACGCGCCAAGGTTCCCATGCGAGAGGATTATGCAAGGGCACTTGAATTGATTAAGCGCGGTGGCATACCAGCGCTGATGGCCGCTCTTGCCGCTGGTGAGGCATTGCCTGCTGAAGTGGTCAACGATTTGTTAACCGAGGCCCCATGACTGTCAGATACCCGCGAGATAAAATGATTTTGGTGCGATCAAGCATTTCTTGTGGTGGGTTAATCCATGATGAGATGCGATATATGGCCCTAACGCGCTCGCCGTTTTCCTGGGTGAACTCGATGGTAGCGAAGAGTCCATCGCCGTCTATTTCAAGAACTTTTGGTTTGTTTGATTTGCGTGGCATGTTTGCTCCTTGTTTGCGAACAAACATTTTATCCACTTATCAAGTTGGTTGCAGAGGAATATAACTATGGCCACCGAAATGCCCATTGAGCAGGACTATGGCCGCTTCATTAGCGGTATGGCCGATGATGAGGTGCCCGTTGCTGATATGTCAGCCGAGTTGCCCGATGAAACTGCTGAGATTGAGGAGCTTCCTGACGGCTCGGCAGTGGTTCACATGCCAAGCACCAAAGGGCCGCTTGAAGATCCCGACTTTTACGAGAACCTGGCCGATGTTATCGATCCCCTGGATTTGGATTCGATGGCCATGCGCTACTTGGACCTGCTGAAAAAGGACCAGACGGCACGCGAAGACCGCGATAAGCAGTACGAAGAGGGCATCAAGCGCACGGGCATGGGCAAGGACGCCCCTGGTGGCGCTACGTTTTTCGGTGCCAGCAAGGTAGTACACCCGGTTATTGCTGAAGCTTGCGTGGATTTTGCCTCGAGGACCATCAAGGAGCTATTCCCACCTGATGGCCCGGTCAAAACCAAGATCCTTGGCGAGACTGACGAGGAAAAAACCAAGCGTGCAGAGCGCAAACGCGACTGGATGAACTGGCAGCTAACCGAGCAGATCGAAGAATTCCGCGATGAGCAAGAGCAACTGCTCACGCAACTGCCACTTGGCGGCTCGCAGTACCTGAAACTGTACTGGGACGACAAAAAACTGCGCCCGGTGGCTGAGTTTTTGCCCATCGACAAGGTCCTAATCCCGTTTGCAGCCACGAATTTTTACACCGCACAGCGTGCTGCAGAGATTCACGACATCACTGAGTTTGAATTCAACCAACGAATTGACTCAGGCTTGTACCGTGACATCAGTTTGACCCGCGTAACCCTGGAACCTGAGCCAACCAGGCCAGAAAAAGCCAACAACAAGATCGAAGGACGTAAAGCAGAGGAAAACATCGACGGTATGCGCCGTGTTTTTCACATTTACACCTACCTCGAGCTTGATGACGACACTTATTCCAAGGGTGAGATGGCGCCTTACATCCTGATGGTGGATGAAATCGACCGTGAAGTGGTTGGTTTGTACCGAAACTGGGAAGAAGGCGATGAAACCATGGAAAAACTCGACTGGGTGGTCGAGTACAAGTTCATCCCATGGCGCGGTGCCTACGCTATTGGCATGCCCCACCTCATTGGTGGCCTGGCAGCAGCACTTACAGGGGCCTTACGGGCGCTTTTAGACTCAGCGCACATCAATAACGCCCCTGCCACGCTCAAACTCAAGGGCGCCAAGGTCTCAGGCCAGTCAGTGCAGGCCGATGTGACGCAGGTGGTCGAGATTGAAGCTGCGCCAGGCGTGGATGACATCCGCAAGATTGCGATGCCCATGCCGTTTAACCCCCCAAGCCCCGTGTTATTCGAGCTTTTGGGCTTCTTAGACAAGGCTGCCAAGGGTGTAGTGACCACCGCCGAGGAAAAGATCGCTGACATCAATTCCCAGGCCCCTGTGGGCACCACGCAGGCGTTGATTGAGCAGGGTGCCGCCGTGTTTTCGGCCATTCACGCTCGATTGCACAAGTCACAGGGCCGCGTGCTGAAGATTTTGCAGCGCCTTAACCGCTGGTACATCGAAGACATGCGCCGCGGTGAGGATGTGGTCGATCTGGAGGTCCAACCCGGCGATTTTGAGCGCATGGGTGATGTGGTGCCCGTCTCAGACCCCAATATCTTCTCTGAAACTCAGCGCATGGCGCAGATTCAGGCGGTTTTGGCACGATCGGACAAGTCACCCGACTTGTATGACCGCCGTGCGGTTGAAGAGCGCCTGCTCAAGCAGCTAAAGATCCCTGGCATCAATGAATTGCTCAAGGGCACCCCGGTTCCCGAGGAGCGCCCAGCATCTGATGAGAATGTGGCCATGGCACTGGGCCAGAATGCCTACGCTTACCCGCACCAGGACCAGTTATCGCACATCCAAACGCACCTGGACTTCGCGCTTAACCCTGCTTTTGGTGGCAATCCCATCATGGCATCGTTCTACCTGCCGCGGGTGCTCGAGCACATCAAGCAGCACATGGTCTTATGGTACTTAGGTCGCATGAATGGCTATGTGAACAAGGCCCGTGGCAAGCCCATGGCAGAGAGCGATTACGAGAACAAGATGCTGACCTCGGAAATCGACAAGACCTTTGCTATTGCATCGCAACATGTCATGCAAGACACCAACGCAGCCTTCCAGCAAATGGTGCCCAAGCTGCAGCAACTCATGCAAGCCATGCAGCAACTTACGCCCCAGCCGCAACTGCCACCTGAAGCGCAAGTGCTTAAGGAAACCAGCCTGGCAGAGACCCAGCGCCGCGCACAGCGCGATCAGGCTGAGATGCAACTCAAAGGTGCCGACATGCAGCAACGTGGCCAGATTGACATGGCACGACTGCAAGGCGATCAACAACGCGCAGCCGAGCGTGATCAGTTGGATGTGGCGCTTAACGCTACAAACAACCTCACCAAGGAGCGCATAGCAACTGCACAACTCACCCAGAAGGATGAGCAATTGCAGGCAGAGCAGTACGAGACTGCTATCCGGCTTCAAAACGAAGCACAACGCAACTTAGGAGCTAATCGTGGCCCAACCATCCAGTAACAACCTGAAAGACCAAGAAGCCGTGCCCTATCACAAGCGCATTGCGATGGGTGCAAACCTTGACGGCACCAGCCTGCAATCCAAAGGCCAAACCCAACAACCCAAGACCAAAGGAGGCGCACTGCCGGCTAAGAAAAAGTGAACCCCATAGCGGACCTGGTCCGTGACATCAAGATACGCCAGGCTGAAATAAGCCAGTCCTTGGCAGCAGGCAATGCTGCGAATTGGGAAACGTATCAGCGCACGGTCGGGATGTATCTGGCGTTTGAACAAACGCTCCAGATGATTGATTCAATTTTGAGAGATGAAGATGAATATGAATGAACCAGTAGCGTCTAACGACGCTGAGATGGCTTGGGCATTTCCGAGCGTAGATCCTGGTGCAAAACCTCTTGGTGGCCGTGTGATGGTACAGATCCGTCGGTCCAAGAAGAAAACCACCAAGGGCGGTATTGTGCTGGTCGAAGAGACCAAAGAGACGGAGAAGTGGAACACGCAAGTGGCCAAGGTTATTGAGATTGGACCGCTCGCGTTTTGCCATCGTGACACCATGAAACCCTGGCCGGAAGGCTCTTGGTGCGTGGTGGGTGATTACATCCGCGTACCTAAGTGGGGCGGCGATCGCTGGGAAGTCAAAGTACCCGGTGAGGATCAAAACGAAGATCCAGCGCTTTTCATGATCATCAATGACCATGAAGTCATCGCAAAAATCACGGGTAATCCGCTCGACACGAGGGCATTCCTATGAGTACTGAAAATGAAGATCAAGTTACGATCAAGGAGCAAGCGGACGGCTCGGTCACCGTTGACCTTCCTGACTCGATTCAAATTGCGCAGTCGGACGACACGCCGCCCGAGAACAAAGCTGAAGGCGATGATGTTCCTGGCGATGATGATCCCCCTAGCGATGACGAACTCGATTCCTTACGGGCTGCCCGGCGCGAGCGTCGGCGTGCGAAGAAGGATTTAGTCCGCAAGACCCAGGCTGAGAAGGATGAGCGCCTGGCATTGTTGCAGCGCCGCAATCAAGAGTTGGAAGAGCGCCTCTCAGTCATCGAGCACCGCACGCACGCTAATGACCTGGCCCAGATTGACAAGGCCATGCAAGATGGCGAGCTACGCGTCCGCTATGCCAAGATGAAACTGGCCGAGGCAGTGCAAGCCCAAGATGGTGAAGCTGCAGCCCAAGCCAATGAGATGCTGCTTGATGAGCGCCAAAAGCTTGAGTCCTTGAAAAACTTCAAGCAACGAGCCGTTCAGCCGCAGCAAAAAGCAAACATCCCTGACGCTGGTGTGCAACGCCAGATCGCGGCATGGATGGAGCGCAATTCGTGGTTCGACCCTGAGCGCAAAGACCTGGATAGCAAGATCGCTAAACAGGTCGATGAGCAATTGCATGCTGAGGGTTGGGACCCAGGAACATCAGACTATTGGCAGGAGATGGATAACCGCTTGCGGAAGTACATCCCACACCGATACAATGATGACTATGAGGAAAGTTCCTCTAGGCGAAAACCGAGGAGTCCAGTGACTAGTTCTGGCCGTGAGAACGCAGCGTCCGCAGGTGGGCGTCAATCCTTTCAGCTTGAGCCTGACCAGGTGAAAGCAATGAAAGATGCTGGGTTTTGGGACGACCCCAAGAAACGACTCAGCATGATCAAGCGTTACGCAGCACAAGCACAACAGAGACTGAAAGGGTAAGCCATGGAATCTCGACTCAAAAAATCGATCACTGCAGGTGGCCGTCATACTCGCGCAAGCGAAGATCACTCGCGCCTTCCCGCAGAGGACCAGTTCGCTAGTACACAGGACATTGACCAAATGTGGAGTGACGAGTGGACACAAAGCGCCTTGCCAAAGGTCCCAGACATTCCTGGGTTCCATCTTTGCTGGCTTTCCACCACAAACAGCTACGACACCATTGATAAGCGTATTCGACTTGGGTACACGCCTGTGCTTGCAGATGAGCTACCTGGGTATGAGAACTATCGCGTAAAAGCTGGCGAGCATGTGGGTCACATCGCGTGTAACGAGATGTTGCTGTTCAAGATCCCAATGGATCTCTATCAACGCGTCATGACGCACTTCCATTACCAAAAACCAATGGAAGCAACTCAAGCGATCATGGAGCGTATGGAAGAGCTTCAGGGTGTTGACAGTTCAGGGCATAGGCTCCTGAAAACGGAAGGCGAAGGTTTTGGCAATGTTGCAAAATCATCCGTTAACCGACCCCCGGTATTCGAGGGTTAACCTGGAGTTCTAAAATGTCTGCAACCTTAGCACCCTTTGGTTTGCGGCCTGCCTACCACCCCAGCGGTCTTGACCGCGCACAGGGCCTTGCGAATGTCATTCAGAGCACCTACGCTCAAAACATTCTCAAGGGTCAGGCTGTAAAACTTGATCCAACAACTGGCTATGTGGTTCGTGCTGCAAGTGGCGATCCCATTTATGGCGTCTTTGATGGCGTCGAGTGGACTGACACGACTGGCCGTCGCCGCGTTTCTAACTGCTGGCCCTCTGGTACGTCGTATCAGACTGGTTCGCTGATCGCTTACATTTGGACTGATCCTCAAGTGGTTTATGAGATTCAGGCTGAAGGTTCGATTGCGCAAACCGCGCTTGGCCAAGAGTACGACATCACCAACCCGTACAACCCGACCACGGGTGATCCGACGCTGGTGGGTCTATCTCAAGCCACGATGGGTACAACCGCTGCTAGCGCTAACGCAACCAAGACTTTGCGCGTTATCGACCTGGCACCGTATCCGGGCAACGCATGGGGTGATTCGTACACGATCGTTCGTGTGCAAATCGCTGAGTTCCAGTACGCTGGTATTTACGAAGGTGCGGCGGTTGCATACCCCGTGACCATCGCTTAAAGGAGGGCTAGATCATGGCAGCCCCAATGCGCAGTACAGACTTTCGTTCGATTGTTGAGCCAATCCTCAACGAGTGTTTCGATGGAGTCTATGATCAGCGTGCCGACGAGTGGTCGCGTGTTTTCCGCGAGCAACAAGGCATTCCCCGTAACTACCACGAAGAGCCTGTGCTCTACGGTTTTGGCTTGGCACCGTTGCTTCCTGACGGCAGCCCAGTCACTTACCAGCAGGGTGGCGTACTCTTCCTCAAGCGCTATGTGTATGCAGTTTATGGTTTGGCCTTCGCGCTGACCAAAGTGCTTGTTGAGGATGGCGATCACATCCGTATCGGTTCGGTCTATGCCCGTCACTTGGCACAGTCCCTGGTTGAAACCAAGGAAACCCTGTGCGCCAACGTGCTGAACAACGCCTTTACTGGCGGTCAGTATGCTGGTGGCGACGGCGTGGCACTTAACAGTGCTTCGCACCCCATCGTGAATGGCACTTTCAGCAACCTGCTGACCAACGCTGCTGTTCTCAGCCAGACCTCGCTTGAGCAAATGCTCATCCAGATCCGTCAGGCAGTGGACAACAACGGCAAGAAGATCCGCCTCGTGCCACGACAGCTTGTCGTTGCTCCTGGCAACATCTTCCAGGCTGAGGTCCTGCTGAAGTCCGTCTTGCGTGCCGGCCAGGCAAACAATGACATCAACCCAGTCAAATCCATCGGCTTGCTCGATGAAGGCGCTGCGGTCCTGTCACGTTTGACCTCGAGCACTGCATGGTGGGTCCAGACCGATGCGCCCGAGGGCATGAAGCTCATGATGCGCCGCGGCCTTGAAAAGACCATGGAAGGTGACTTTGAAACCGACACCATGCGCTACAAGGCAACTGAGCGTTATGACGTTGGCTTCACTGATCCCCGTGCCATGTACGGTACGCCTGGCGTCTAAGGAAACCAGGGGGCTTCGGCCCCCGTCTTATAGGAGTTAAAGCATGACTACGACTCGGTTTCCTAATGGGGTCACCAATGTGGGTGAGCAGTCGCTGTTTGCCGAATTAGGGCAGCCAGCAGCTACGAACTTCCACACCTACTTTGAAGACTTCGACTACTACACGGCTGGCGACTGGACTGTCACGGAAACAGACGCAGGTGCAACGCAGGCGCTTACGGATGGTGATGGCGGCTTACTGCTCATCACTAACACCGCTGCTGACAATGACCTCGTGTCCTTGCAGAAGAAGGGTGAGTCATTCCGTTTTGCCACTGGCAAGGCTCTGTTCTTTGAGGCCCGTTTCAAGGTTAGTGATGCCACGCAATCGGATGTTGTCATCGGTCTTCAGATCACTGACACCACCCCGCTTGATGTGTCTGATGGCGTCTTCTTCATCAAAGCTGACGGTGCTGCAACAGTCAATTTCCTTGTTGAGAAAAACAACACGGCAACGACTGCAAGCGCTATTGCTACGATGGCAGATGACACCTACATCCGTCTTGGGTTTTACTATGACGGCTCGTCAGCAGTGCAGTATTTTGTCAATGGCACCTACACGGGTAGCTCAGTGACAACCAACTTGCCTGATGATGAGGACATGACAGTCACCATCGCAATCCAGAATGGTGAGGCGGTCGCCAAAACCATGACGGTGGACTACGTTTATGTAGCCAAGGAGCGGTAATCATGGGCCAATTCAAGCCGATGGTCAAAATGATGACCACTGAGCCTTCAGTCATTCTGAAGCTCAAAAAAGGTGGTCATGTTTCCATGAAGCATGGTGGCAAGTCGGACGGCCACAAGATGATGAACGGCGGTGTTATGGCTGGGCTTGCTGAAGGCCCGGCTCCAAGTCGCATGCAGATGGGTCAGGGTACGTTACCTGGCCGCGCACCTGCACGTCCATCATTGGCCATGCGTCGCAAGATGGCGCGCCCCATGATGAAGGAAGGTGGCGAGTCCAAAGCCGAACACGCAGCCGAAATGAAGAAGATGGCAGGCACTGAAGCTAAGCTCAAAAAGCATGCTTCCATGCCAGCATCGAAGGCTCATAAAGGC